TGCCATTCTTTCAAATCTATCTTTTTCTGTTTCAGGTCTGAACTTAGATAAAGCTGGACATAAGAATCTACCTAAAAATAAATATACTCCAGCACGTTCAAATTGGTCTAAATTAACTTTTGTATTGACCATTTCATTTGTATTTAAAACTGTAATGTCAGTATAAACATTAGTTTTATATACAGGCCACCATTCTATTCTTAATTGTCTTAAAATATCGTTTGTTGTTTGTGCAAAGAAATTAACTGCTTCAGTATCAGTTGAAGCGATACCAAAACCAAAAGCATCAGGTTGATACTTTGTTACATCATCAGCAGTAATTACATCAGCACCCGTAAAATTAGCCATATTAACCTACTATTAAATAAATAATTAATACTGCTACAGGTATTGAATACATTGGGTTATTTTTAGCTTTAACCCATAACCATTTAACTGCTTTTTTGCTTTTAAGCCAAATCCATTGGTTCATTTTTTTTCCTTTTAGTTTTCTTAGGTTTTAGATTTACAACTTTATCTTCTACCTTTTCTACTTTTACATCATCTTCATAAGGTTTGAAACCTCTAAAATTGTATAAATTTTTATTAGCTTTATAATCAGCTAACGATCTTTCAATGATCTTGTTATTTCTTACTAATTTAATTGTGTTTTTTTTCTCTGTTATAACTTTTACCATTTGTTCTCCTGTTAGTCTCGTGGGGTATTTCTACCCCACAAGAAGTTATCTACTATTGAATAGATGAGTCGAAGTGCATTTCAACACCATATGAATCGTGGATTTCTCCTACTCCATATACTGAAGTTGCAACAATTTCATCTGCTCTTAAAGATGCATCTCTTTGAGTCTCTACTTTTAGACCTTGCATTTCTGCTAAAGCGATTGCGTCTCTGTGGAATGCACCACCTTTGTAGTCACCCGCAGTACCTGTGTTAGCCATGTTAGCTGTTTCGAATACAGGCATACCAGCTAATCTACCTACAAAACCTTGTCTTAAAGCTTCGTTAGCTAAGTCGTTTGCGTTTGCGTTTGCAAAAGTATTAGTTAAGTTTGCTTTTAGGTCGTAAGCGATTTTAGGGTGTAAGACTACTGCACACTCATTAATTGGTAATGAGTTTGCTCTAAGAGTTGATAAAGCATTAAATACTGATGCCGCAGATATTGCAGTTGTTCCATCACCTAAAGTAGTTGAGAAACCATCAAATAATGCGATTAAGTCTTGGTCTTGTTTTTTAGCAATTCCCTCACCAAAAAGTCTGCCTATGTCTGCCGCAACATTTCTTGGTGCTGAGTTTCTAGCTAAGTCTGTAAGTGTAGTCATTACTCCAACTTCACTTGCAGTTATTGTAGCTGAACTTGGGTCTACTGCTGTGTTTGAAAGATCAGTTGCTTCAGCAACAGCCGCCGCAGAAATAGCCGAGTAAATCGGAACTTCTACTGCTTTTCCACCACCTGTAATCTGATAATTTCTCACCAAATTTCTCATGATAGATTGTTCTGTTGCAACGAACTGAGCTTCTGCCACTATCTCTGTGTATAGTTCCGATAGTGTAGAACTTGTGCTTTCGTTTGCCATTTTATATTTCCTTTATATTTTAATTGTTTAAGTTAATCTTAATAGCGCCTGAGTCTCGTTTCTTCCTATATTCTGAATAGGCTTTACGATCTTCGGGTTTATTAAGGTCTAAGTCCTGAATGTTTAAGGGTTTTACAGTATTACCACCGATACTCGCTTTACTTCCTGAACCTTGTACCGTTGCATTACGGAAGTGTGGGTTCGTATCTAAAAACTCTTTAACTCTATCTTCTATTGTTAAAAGTTCTCCTTTTGCGTTATATCGAATATTTGAATTATTATCAAGTACCTCAATTCTGCCATCATCATTTAATTTTATTTCTTTTTCAATTAACTGAACGACTTGTATTGGGTTGATTGCATTATTCTTAGACGCAACAGATAAGATAGAATTATCAATTTTTTCTTTTTTAATTTCAGTTTTATATCTTGATATTTCTGTATCTTTCTCAGCTATTCTTTCTTTCATAAGCTTTTCTATTTCAGCTTTTGATTTAGCTTCTTCTAATTGCTTTTGCTTTAGAAGTTCTGTTTTTTGTTTTTCTTCTTCTTCCATCTTTCTTTCATACTTTTTACGTTCTGCCATTAATCTAGCTTGAACGATATTATCTAATTGTTCTTGTGTGAAAGATTTAGACTCTGTTTTTGGTTGTTCTTGTTTTACTTCTTCTTTAGCTTCAACAGGTGCTGAAGTTTCTTTTTTTTGTTCTTCTGACATTTTTTACTCCTATATTATTAGTTCACCGTCACTATCATACCAATCAGGATTGACGTAACTCCATTGATGACGACAATTATAACCACCTCGAACTACTAATGGGTTTCCAGCTTTTTTGCCTGACCAACTTCTTGATGCCCATAATTGATTCACTTCATCAATCGTAAAAAGACCATCTGATCTCTTTGATTTTATTACACCATTTACAAGATTTCTGCAAATCTCTCGTGTTGTAGGTATTACATCTCCATAGTATTTTACAAAAGTTAAACCAGCATCATTAGCTTTATTGAAGTTTAGAGTAGCATCAAAATCACGTAAAGAGTCGTTTAATATCTGACCAGCAAATCTTTTCATATTTTCACCAGCACGATCTCTAGCAAATTTAGATTGTAATGTTTGAACTGCTTTATCAACTCTTGATTGCATAGACTTTTTAAACTTATTATCTTCTATAAATTCTACTAAACGATTTGCTTCTACATCATCTGAACTAGCATAAATACCATTTATTGTTTGTCTTAGTTCTTTTTCTAAATCTACAAAGTCTGAACCAACTAGAGTATTTTGATAAACCTTTTCTGATAATCTTCTTGTAAAGGTATTAGATACATCTTTGAATTGAGTGTAGTATTGTTGTTTTAAATTTTGGATTAAAGCTAAATCACCTTTAGTTAATTCTTGAAACTCTACAGGAATATTACCAATTCTTTTAAAAGCTTTTTCTATTCTCTTAGCTTGTTTATTAAAACCCTCTCTAACAACTTGATCTGCAAAAGGTAAATATTCACGATCTAATATTTGTTTTATTTTAGGTCTTATAGCTACAGCAGATTGTAATTCTATTAGCTTACCATCTTGCGTAGGTAAATCTCTATTAGCTAAAGATACTACTTCTCTTTCAATACGATCTAATGTTGAAGTTAGAGTCTTGTAATATTTAGCTTCTGCGAGTTCGATTTGTTTGATTCGATATTCTGTTGCTTCTTGTACTATATCTGCCATTATTTGTATCTATCAAAAATACCTTAAAATAGCAAAAAGTGTTTTTGTGTCGCACTTAGAATTGAACCCCTTAAAAAATCGTCCCTCTACTTTTTAATAAAATGGTCAGAACTTAAAAAAGTGAAAAAGTGAATATGTTATAATGGGGTATTAGTAACAAATAACATAGGAGAGAAAATGGAACTAATGCCACCACTACCAATCGAAAACAAAGAAGCAAATAAAGGATTGGTAAATATTACAGATAAAAATTATTTTATCTGTTTTAATCTATTAGCAATATTTGAAACATCAGACGAGGATAAAACTTTTGTTTTTGAATTTGGTTATAGAGTTAGAAATAGGTTGTACATTTCTAAAAAGAATTTACTAAAAGAACATAGTGAAAGTTATGTTTATCTTTTAGAAAAAGAAATGCCATCAACTAGAATTAGAGGCGGTGAACATACCACTAAAGATAACCAAGAATGGTTAGATAGTATTTATAACTAAATAAATTAAGGCGACTCAGAAATGGGTCGCCTTTTTTATATCTGTTCTTCTTCTACTTCTTGATCTTCTTGCTGTGGTTCATCTTGTGTAAAAGAACCAACTTCAGGTTTAGTATCTATCTCATCAAAGATTTGATTTAGCTTATCGTCATTATCAACTACTGCTCTAGCTATTTCTTTGTCTATCTCTTTCATAAGTGTAGCTGATTCAACACCTGATGATTTAGCTTGTTGGAAGAACATAAGATCACTAGCATAATCTCTAATGTTAAATGAGTCAGGATAATTAATCTCTCCATCAAACTCTACATTTTGGAATTGTGCGTATAATCTAAATAATTGTTCTTCAGCTATTTCTAAGTTATCTGCTTTTTCAGATAGTCTAGCATTAAGTAATTCAAATTCTGTTTGTAAAGCTATACCTGAACTTACTTGTGTCTTTGTAGTTCTTACTGCACCAATATGGGCTATTCTATTTATTGAATTAACTTTGT